AGTATCATGATGTGGTAGAATACTATATTAAGAACGGAACTATTGATGGATGTGAAATGCTTCCATCTACAAAGTTTTTATTCTTACAGTCCAAGGAGAACCTTGATCGTATAGATAACATACATGCACTAGAGAAGTCACTATATAGCGATTATCTTGGTCTTGCTGGTAGAGTTGACTGCATAGCAGAATACGATGGAGAACTTGCAGTCATTGACTTTAAGACTTCAGCAAAAATTAAACCCGAAAAATGGATCGAGAACTATTATGTTCAAGAGACAGCATACGCATGTATGTATTTTGAAATGACTGGTATTCCAGTTAAAAAATTGATCACTATTATGGTAGCCGAAAATGGCGATTGCAAAGTTTATGAAAAGCGAAACAAGGGTGAGTATATTAAACTTCTTACCAGGTACATTAGAAAATTTGTCGATTACAAAACAGGAGAATATGGAGAATCCAGTTGAAACCTTAATGAAGGAAAAGTTTCTTTGTCCAAATAAATTTGCCGAAGAAATAGAAAAATTAGTTTTAGCATATAAATTCAATTACATTGATGCTATCTTAACATTCTGTGAAGAGAATAAAATAGAGATGGAATCTGTATCTAAACTTATATCAAAACCATTAAAGGAAAAGTTAAAGTGTGATGCAATTCATCTTAACTTTATGAAAAAAACATCTCGTGCTAAACTACCTTTATGAAACCTCTTGAGGTATATCAAAGTTACTTAGCATTTAAAAATCATTTCACCAAACAGAAGTATGATTACTTCAAGTATGGTGGTAGATCAAGAGCATCAGAAGGTGCATTTAATAAAAGAAAGGATCGTTACTTCTTTGAGAGAATGTCACGGAAGAAGAATGACGATGAGATTAAACAATTCTTTCTTGCAAATTTTAGTCAGGCATCTGACTGTAACAATGTATGGATTGGCCCTATCATTGATGGTGGAGAGAAAGTATATGATCAATGGGTAGAACATAAAGAGAATCTATTTGAGAGTTTTAAAAGTAACTCTGAAGAGATGATGGATAGTTATGATTACGATGAATTCTTTTCATGTGATAAAGGACATCCACCTATATTGAAAGAACACTTGGGTGGTAAACTCTCTATTGAGGAATTGGTAATCTATGATATAATATTTTCATATACGAAGGATTACGACAAAAAACTTTTAGATCCTATATGGGAAACCGTAAGTTTAAAGATTAAAAAGTATACTCCATTCCTAAATATTAATGTAACTGAGTATAAAAACTACTTAGTTCAACGTGTTAAAGAGAGGTATCATTAATGAGCGATTTTTTCAGATCTGAACAGGTACAAAGTACCATTGCTGAGTTAACAGCACTCCAGCAACAACTTGTTACGGAGATGCCATATCTCCCTATGATGAAGGCTGAACAAAAGAAAGCACACTTGGTGACACTCAAATCTTTCTTAGAGAAACAGAAACTTTTCTTCTTTCGTATCTCTTTATCAGACGATAAGGAAGCATTGGAAATGAAGGAACGGTTGATTGAAGCAACTAAGATATTTGGTGTTGATGATGAGATGGATAATATGGATTCATTCTTTGAAAAACTCAATGAAACTATAGATGAAATTGAGGCAAGTATTGACAACTGATCTTTCCTATACTATAATATACACATACACAACTTAATCCGCATGTCATTCGCAAATTTAAAAAAGAAATCAAGAGCAGGTTCACTTACAGAAAAACTTATTAAGTCAGTTGAGAAACTGAATGATAAGAATAGTAATGTAGATGACCGTATTTGGAAACCAGTAGTAGATAAGTCTGGTAATGGTTATGCAATCATTCGTTTCCTTCCAGAACCAGAAGGATGTGATCTACCTTGGACAAGAGTATACACACACGCATTCCAAGGACCAGGTGGTTGGTACATTGAGAATTCACTTACCACACTAGGACAAAAGGATCCTGTATCAGAGCACAACACACAGTTGTGGAACTCTGGTTCTGATGCTAACAAAGAGATAGCAAGGAAGCAGAAGCGTAGGTTATCATATTACAGTAACATCTATATCGTTAGCGATCCTGCTAACCCTGAGAACGAAGGTAAAGTATTCTTGTACAAGTATGGCAAGAAGATCTTTGATAAAGTTCAGGAAGCAATGAAGCCTGAGTTCGCAGATGAAACAGCAATCAATCCATTTGATTTCTGGAGTGGTGCAAACTTCAAGTTGAAGATCCGTAGAGTTGAAGGTTATCAGAACTATGATAAGTCAGAGTTTGATAAATCAAGTGCTCTCTTTGATGATGATGCAAAACTAGAAGAGGTCTACAATAAACAGTATGATCTTAATGAGTTTACTGCAGCAGATAAGTTCAAAGATTATGATGCTCTTAAGAAACGTCTTGAGAATGTTCTAGGTTTGAATCAACCAGTCAAGAGACCTGTACTTGATGAGGAACTAGATGGTGAAGATTCAGGTAGTGCTCCATTCCCATCGGCAGCACCAACTCGTACTCCTGATCCAGTAGTAAGTTCTTCTGAAGAAGATGAAGATGAATCACTGAGTTACTTCTCTAAGTTGGTTAACTCATAATATAAGAAAGGAGTACAAAAGATCTCTACTTAGAAAGAGTGCCTTTCCCATTTGGATAGTGTTTTACAAACCCCCTCTTCTAGTCCAAGAGGGGGTTTTTTTATACTCCAGATATTCTGGGGTTATAACTTTCTTTTAAATTTCGATTTATATAACTGGATGTCTTTTTATACTTCATCATATTTTTCAACTCTGATACAACTACACCAACCAGAGTTGGTTTTAATAATACTATTCTTCTTTTTGCATCATTCTTTTTAGACTCATATTGATAATTGGTAAATGGGACAACTGGATTTGTAGTTATGGTTGAGTTGTTACTATAGTATTGGAATTGAAAATCACCATCAACTTCAAGTCCTTTGGGAAGAATAGTTCTATTATCCTCATCAAATATTCCTGTAGTTTCATAATGGTGAACATTTTCTAATGCTTCATATGATCCGTATTTGTCTAACATCATTTCATGTAGATCATTATTAGATAGAGGCCATTGATCTCTAACGTTGGTGATATTGTTTGCTATCAATACAATCCAATCGAAATCTGGATCATTATATATGACTCTTGCAACAGTATCAGGTCTCATATTATCTTCAATATCATAGTAATCGAATGAAGTTATCGAATCAAATATATCCTGTCGCATGATTGCTCGTCTGAATATATTTTTAACTACTAATCTTTCATCATTTCTACTTCTTTTGGGTAGAAGAGAAGCATGAGATATGTTTGGGAGTTCTCTGAAATATGGCATTAGTATCCTACCTCGTTAATTCCTACTTGATATAGACCACCACCAACATTTCCACCTTCATCTATATCATCATTAAATAATCTTTCTTTCATAATATCTGTAGAGTAGTCTGTATCGTATACAGGTTCTAGTTCTTGCATTCTTAAAGACATTACTGTACTTGTTGGTTGACCATCTTCGTATGCACTCCATACTCCATCTGGAGTATAGTTAATTGCACAACCAGTTACTGCAACTGTTTTAATTTTATTTACACCTTCAATATCAAATGATTCATTAGTTTTATATTGAATATGAAATACATTTGGTGTACCTAAGAATAGACTTGATTTACCTGCTTTACTTGCCATTTTTCTAGCAGCCATTCCTTGTTTGAAAAATCTAATTATATTTCTAACAGTCTTTGCTTCTGATTTACTTCTTGGTGTCATCTTCCAACTGAAATTAAACTCTCTTAGTGTTGGTGAATTGAATAGTAATTCTAAGTTAGCATTCGGAATTCTTCCAAGTTGTCTTGCTAATATTGATTCTGCTGAAACTTCAATACCTTGTCCTGCAAGAATTCTAGATTGCAATGTTGCACTTAGAGTGTCTCCTCCTGCACCTTGAAAAGCATCCACAAAACCACCTTCTTGTAGTGCTTTTGCTCCAAGACCTATACTAACTGCTGCATCACCAGCACCACCAAAACCTAATAAAGATCCAACAGCACCTCCTCCATATTTGGCACCAACATTTGCAGCTAAATTTTGTCCAACTGCACCAGTAATTGCAGCAGATATATTGTTCATAGTATCTTCACCCCAACTTACATTATTAGAGTCACTGACATCACTTGGCATTGGAAGTTTTACCATTCCAAGATAGTCTTTTAAAGCAGAACCTCTTTGTATTCCTTTTGATAACTTGGTACTCATCTTTTCTCCCTTACCTTGCTTAACTAGCGTTGGTCTGGGTGGTTTATATGTGTATTGAGTAATGCGAACATGGTCTTGGTTATAACCAGTATCATCTCCAGAATATATTGCATCATTGGGGTAGTTTAAATATCCACCAGCAGATTTCATTAATTCTTTTATTATATTTCCAGTGTGTGGTGATAGTTTTGTTCCTTGAGTCGCAAATGATGGTTTATTAGTTGGATCGCCACTGTTAACAGAAACTTTATCTGGATAGTGCTGATTTTTTTCATTTAGTTTAGCAGCATCATCTGTATTAAAGTTTTCTGCTTCTGTTTTTACCCATCCTGGAATGACTGCTTTATTTCCATTACCACCAGCAGCTTCATGTGTATCTATTATTGCTTTTGATACTATTGGTATCCATAATTCTCTAGTTGCTGCTGGTACTACTCTCTTTCCTTCTGCTGTCCATTGTCCGTTTTCAAAAAGAGTAGGAGTAAATGCTGTTGATCCTAACAAACCTCTTACTTTAATTTTTACATTTCCATTTGATGCATCATACTCTACTCCACCTTCAATCATTCCATTGGGTGAATTAGCTAATAATCTTTGATGATTTACTTTTTGTAATGACATTAAACACTATCCCAAACTGTTTCTGGAGAGACTTTACCATATTTATTAACGAATCTCTCTGTTACTAGCATAGCAATGTCAGCCCACTCTCTTGAGTCTTCGGGAATAATGAACAAACCATCAATATTACTGATAAAATATCTATGCAATGTCTTATCAGGTAATCTTGCTTCTCTTTTATTTATGAGGGAACGAGCAATCGATGATCTTATAGCAGGATTGTAGTAATGTAAGTTGGCACCAAGGATATGTTGATTGGTTATATCTAGGACATATGTTAATGGTCTGCGATCCCACCACGGATACTTATCACCAAATGCTGCAGAGTATGAGAAGTAACATAACTCACCTACTTCAGGGAACCTTTGCTCTGCTACTGAATCTAGTTCAGTATATAATTCATTAGCAAACCAGTCAGCATCAGTACCAGCAGTTCCTCTGGATCGTTCTAAGATTCTTCCACCAATAGTTGTATCATCAGATAACTCCAGTTCTCTTGCAGCATCCCTTTCTCTTCTTTGTTTGAGTGTTTTCCTTGGCATTATCTTCTAATTCCTAATTCATCTTCGGTCATAATTTTAAATTCATATTTGTGATCCTTACAGAATTCTTTTGCTGCTTTCCACTTTGCTTGATTGACTGCATATGTTCTAACTGAATATGCCCAAGACTTAGTTCTTCTTTTTGGATTAGTTGTTGGCATCTTAGTTTCTTTTTTAGGTTTAACTTCGACTACCATTGTTCTTCTTTTTCCATTAGCATCTTTATATTTTACAAAGAAGTCTGGAAAATATCTATGTACTCTTCCATCAATTGGAGAACGATATGGAATAAAGAATTCTTCTGACTGCCATTCACTAACCGACTCAGTAAGATCACACCAATTCATGAATTTCTTTTCCCAACTAGATCTATAAACTATGTTGGTTGGATTTCCTTTGTACTTTTTGGGGTGTCTAGGAAAATATTTACCATGATGTGACATATATAGTTACGTATAACTAATCTAACAATATTTAGATGGCAAATAAAATACCCTCGTTATATGCGAATCCTGATAGGGTAGGCCCCAGAGGACTATTTGGTGGTCTGTCTCTTAACAGTCAATTTAAAGTAGCTCTACATCTTGGAAAGGCAACTGATAATAGTGGAAATGAAGATACAGATACTTTAAAGGGACACCTATCTAAATGTGGTGTATTTGATACATGGACAGCATCAATGGATAGTTATGATTTCTTTGCAAGTGATGCAGAACTTCCTGGTGTAAACTTTGATGTTACTGAACAACCTGGAGGATTTCAGGGAATGTTGGAGTATAATGCTACTAGAAGAATATATCCAGACTTTAATGTAACTTTCTATGTTGATACTAAATATTATCTTATTAGAATGTTTGAGGAATGGTTGAATTATATTAATCCACTTTATGGATCGCAGGGAAAATATATTGGTGGTGGTTCAGGTATGCGTGGATTTGGTGAGGAAGAACCTGGTGCTTACTATAGAATGGCTTATCCAAGAGGATACACAGGATATAAACATAATATAAGTATTACAAAATTTGAAAGAGATTTTTTGAAGGATCCAAATGAAAGTAAATCTAGATTGAATGATAATAGGAAGCAGACTTTGATGGCTTATGAAATAGTGGATGCCTTTCCCAAACAAGTAACTGCTATGCCTGTTAATTATGAGGGAAGTCAACTACTACAATGTAATGTTGTCTTTGGATATACTAGGTATATTACAATTCATGCACCAAATGGTGAGTTGAGTGATAGTAAAAACTATGCTCCTCGTGCATTTAGAAAACCTAAATTACCTAAACCTAGTGATTTTCCTAGTACTCAGCAACTGGTAGATAGGGACAATCGAAAGTATGGTAACACAGTACCAGCAGGATCTTTTGGTATTACTAACAGTGCAACTAATGCAAAGAGGCAAGTTGAAGCACAAATACATAAAGATACTGCATTGTATGGTGATACTTTCCCACCTGGATCCTTTGGTATTAGTAAGAAGGTTAGACGAGAGATTGGTGTAGATAATGCTCGTGGTGGATCAAGAAATAGAAATAAGAGGAGAGGATCTGCTTCTAGAGCTAGAACTAAAACTAGAGCAATGAAAGATATGTCTGCAGCAGAGCAACAATCAATTAATGATTCGGTTGATTTCTTCTGATAACCTCCCTATATAAAATACTGAATAACATATTATGCCTTTACCAAAGATATCTACCCCGACTTATGATTTGGTCTTACCATCTAACGGGAAAAAAATAAAATATAGACCATTCCTTGTCAGAGAAGAGAAGGTTTTAATACTGGCACTAGAGAGTCAGGATATAAAACAAATTTCTAATGCAGTTAAATCAACTTTAAAAAGTTGTATTCAAACTCGTGGAGTTAAGATTGATGATCTTCCTACATTTGATATTGAATATGTCTTTTTGAATGTTCGTGCAAAATCTGTAGGAGAATCACTGGATTTAGTTGTCACTTGTCCAGATGATAATGAAACCACTGTGAATGTTCAAATTTATACTGATGATATAAAAGTAGTGAAAGATCCAGAGCATGATAATGAAGTTCCTTTGGATGCTAAACTTACACTTAAGATGAAGTATCCATCTATGGATCAATTCATTAAAAATAATTTTGATGTAGGTGATTCAACTACTGATGATACTTTTGAAATTGTATCCTTATGCATAGATACAATCTATGATGATTCGGATGTATGGTCTGCTTCAGATTGTACTAAAAAAGAATTGATAGATTGGGTAGGTGATTTAAATACTTCTCAATTCAAAGAAATTGAAAAGTTCTTTGCAACAATGCCTAAGTTATCTCACACTATGAAAGTGACTAACCCTAAGACAGAGGTTGAGAGTGAAGTGACATTGGAGGGACTAGCAAGTTTTTTCGGATAATCATGGCCCATATTGATCTTGAGTCATATTATAAACTCAATTTTTCGTTGATGCAGCATCATAAATACTCATTAACTGAGATTGAAAATATGATTCCGTGGGAGAGAGAAATTTATCTCACATTACTAAATCAATATGTTGAAGAAGAGAATGAGAAAGCACAACAACAATCGTATAATTAAATGGCTGGAGGATTGTTAGCAGGATTATCAAGATCAATTGGAGCATCACGGATGACTGGTGCTTCACGGATGTATGGTGCTTCCAGAGGCATGGGATTGATGCCCAAAACATTTCAGGGATCTTTAGTGAGGAGAAATCTATTATCTCCAACTGTAGGTGGTGGAAGTGTTTCTGCTTCTAATTTTGCTTCTTCATTTATTAGAAATAGTATTGATAATATATCTACTCCAATATCATCTGGTTCTGGAGATAAAGTAAGTAATATGCTTACCTCTGAGAAAATTAGAGGTAGAAAAACAGTAGAAGATACTACACAAGATTTCTTAGATACTTTTGGTTCGGATAAGACAGGAAAAAATATTAGAAAAACTTTAATGGTATTGAGAGATACCTTTGTAGAAACTTTTGAGACGGCAAGAATATTAAGAACTGCCCTCAATC